AAAGGCTGCGAGTGATGTTGAAACAAAGTCTAAAGAAATTTGCCCTGTGCGCACTGGGGCTTTGAAGAATTCAATCAATACAGAATTTCTTGAGCCGGCACTTGCAGCCGTAGGTCCAAACATGGATTATTCTATCTATGTGGAATTTGGCACTTACAAAATGGCAGCTCAGCCTTATATGCGTCCGGCGGCTGATATGGTGCGTCCACAATTTATTGAGGCTTGCGAGAGGGTGCTAAAAACACTATGAGCGCTGACTCTTGGATTTATGACACACTTTCAAAAGATAACACGCTAAAAACCTATGTTGGAACGCGCATCTATCAGGACTTAGCACCGGAGGGCACAGCCTATCCGTTGATCGTTTTCAATCTCGTTGATGTCATTCCTGATGAAAATGCCTATGCTGATAATATTATGGACATAGAGCGCTGGGATATCAAGGTGATCGTCAAGGAGAATAGTTATGCTAATGCTAAAACAATCGCCAGCCAGATAAGATCGCTTTTACACAAAGCATCCGCAACTGGTATTGTGGCAAGCAGGTTCATTCAGGCGCTCCGCTTGACTGAGCATGATAGTTCTGGGATATACAAGACGATATCTCAGGAATTTGAAATTTATACACAATAAGTGAGGTAATTATGGCAGAAAAAGCTACTATCTATCAAAACTGTCAGATTGGGGTTGAAACAACTCCGGGAACGGCTGTTTCCGCGACTAAAAAGCTTTTATCCGCGAGCATGGCGATCAAGCCGCGCACCGAGTTCGATAAATACCGTCCAGCTGGCACTAAATATACAACGTTGGCAGCGCAAGGCAAGGAATGGTCGGAGATCGCTATCTCTGGCAAGCCTTCTTATAACGAGTTGCCTTACTTCTTTTCGAGTCTATTACATTATGCTGCTCCTGTTCAACAAGGCGGTTCTACTGCTTATAAATGGACATTTGATAGTAATAATGCAGCTGAGGATGTAGGTAAAACATACACAGTTGAGCAGGGCGACGGAACGGCAAGTGAGGCTTGGCGTGCCGCTGGCGTCAGGATTAGCGGGATGACTTTCGATTTCAACCGAAACACAATCGATATGAGCGGTACAGCTGTTGGACAATCTATTGAAACAGGTAAAACATTATCTTCTGGTGTAACCTCATTGGATCAGGTTCCAGTAATGCCAACACAACTGAAACTTTATATGGACACTACTTCTGGCGGTTTAGGAACAACTCAACTCACACGATCATTTTCAATGCAATGGAATTTGACTGATAAATTCGGGCTGGCATGGCCGGTTGGGCAAAACCCAGTTGCCGTTGAAGGCGAACCTAATTACTCTGCAAGGTTAAAAGTTGCAACAGATGCCACCGGTATGGGCTTGATATCTACAATGCGTAACGGAGATGTAAAATGGTTCCGGATTAAAGCCGAAGGTGCTGTTATCGCATCAACTTATAAATATACCTTCCAAATCGATTTTCCCGCGGTTATCACAGAGATTGGTGATATGGCAGATCAGGAGAATATTTATGCAATAGAATATGGTTTATCTCCAATTTATGATCCTACTTGGGGTAAATCACTTCAGGTTGTTGTAATGAATACATTAACGAGCTTATGAGGCTGACATGAAACTTAGCGATTTGGCTAAAGATACACGCAAGCTGACTTTCGATTATGATAATGGCGTTAATGTCTATCCGATAGAGTTTGAATACCGCGTATCTGCCAGCACTTTGGCAATGATTAATGAGATTGAAAAATTCGACACAATCGAGCGGGTGGTCCAGCAGATTTGCAAGTTGCTTGTAAGCTGGAACATTCAGGATGGCGAGGAAATGCTGCCATTGGAAGTAGAGAGATTAGAACAATCTGAAATCCCGCTCGATTTGCTGGTTGACATTTTAGGAGAAATTAGGAAAGATCAATCTCTTTCGAGCGCCGAAAAAAAAGCATAGAACTTTATTTAGCTGAACCTGATTTATATGCGCCTCCAGAAATGGAGATTTGGAAAATGTATGAGTTATTTGAGGTGGCAATGAGAGTAGGCGTTCCGGCGTGGGAGTTTATGGAACGCCCTGCTGCTTATTATGAGGGATATAGACAAGCGATTGCAATTGACAATCATATCCAGAATTTGATTTATAAGCGAGGCTCAAATGCCTGATGTTGCAGAATTAAGAGTCAAGGTTGGGGCTTCTGTCGGTGAAGCTCAGGCCGGATTATCACAAGTTGAAAGCCAATTAAAAGGCGTTGCCAAGAGCGGCAAAAATATGGGCGCGGATATTGAAGCCGGCTCTAAACAAGGCGGAGCTGGGGTTTTGACTTTTAGACAAAACCTTGCATTAATGACCGCTGGCGTTGGGGAAGCAATAAAGATTATCGGATATCTTAAAGACGGATTTGAAAAACTTTATCAAACGGCCAAAGAGGGCGCTGAGCTTGAGTATATGCGTGAGCGTTTCGATAGATTATCAACCGCAATTGGCACAACCAGCGACGCTTTAATGATAAAGCTCAGAGAGGCGACCAAAGGCACGCAATCCGATGCTCAGATTGTTGAGGGCGCTGGCAAGATTATGGCACTTGGTTTGGCTCAAACTGAAGATGAAGTGGTCAGATTAACAACCGTTGCCTCGGCATTGGGTATGAATTGGGATCAACTTACTCTTACACTCACCAATAAAACTATGATGCGCTTTGACCAATTAGGGGTAAGTACTGATGGATTCAAAGAAAGACTCAAGGCGCTTGAGGCACAAGGCTACAGCACTGATGATGCATTCAAGGAAGCATTTCTGCAACAGGCTGAAGCACAATTAGCTAAAATTGGAAATCAGGCAGATGCTGATATCGGTGATTTCAAACGATTAGAGGCAGAGATAGGTAATTTTGGCAATAGAGTTAAAACAGAAATTGGAGATATTGCTCAGCCATTAGTCAAAGGCTTATCAGAAACATTACATACCATAAATCTGAATGCTGATTTGAATAATCAATTTATCGAATTGAAAAACAGCATAAAAGACGCTGGAATAAGCACAAAAGAATTTGAAAAGGCATGGCGCCAAGCCACAGATCCGCATACGGGTTTGCTCAACCTTCAGGAAGCCAATCGAACAATTGCTGCAATGATTATTATCGAAAAAGACCTTGAGGATGGCACCTATGATTTGAAAAATGCGGTTGAACAGTTGGGGATTGGCGCACTTACTGTTGGGCAATCAACACAAGATTGGGCTGAAGCCCACTATGATTTGAGTATGAGTTATGATGATTTAATAGCTCAAACAGAAGAGGCTATTATTGCCACAGATGGCTTAACCGCTGCAGAGCGTGAACAAATTGACACAATTACATCCTTGACTACAAACTTTAAGGATATTATCAACTATGCTAAAGAATATGATAAGAACCAAGAGGAAATCGCTGCTAAAGAGGCTGAACGGCAAGAATTGTTAAATAAGGGATACTCAGAAACCAGCAAAAAAGTAAAGGAATTAGACGCTGATATTGCCACTATGAAAGAAAATGCGCTTGCAAATATGACCGAGTTAGCCAATCAAATGACATTAAATATGTTAATGGCAACAATTTCAATCGATGGGGTTACCGAGTCGGAAGCCGCCGCTTATTTTAAGATGGCAGCCGATATGGGTCTCATTTCAAAAGAAGCTGCCCAAACCGCAATGGATGCCTATGGTAATGCTGTTGATACAATTAATAATTATGTTTTAGAGGATAAAAAGGCTAAAGTTATTATAGCTAAGGAAGATGCTATAAAAGCTCTTGATGATGTTCAAAAATGTTCAATAGAGGATAAAGAGGCTAAAGCAGACGTTGATAATGAACCAGCTATGAATTCGCTTTTTGATATTAATAATTATAATTTAGAGGATAAAAGTTTTGAAATAACAGCTGATAGAAAAAAAGCAGAAGATACACTTAATTTCATAAAGAATTTTGTATTACCAGAAAAAGAACAGCGCATACGCATAACAACTTATGGCGGAGAAAATATTCCTCTTACTCAAGCTGTTGGTGGCTCTGTTTATCCCAATGAGAATTATTTATGGCAAGAACCCGGACGCGAGGGAGAACTTTTTGTTCCTTCAACTTATGGTCGAGTTTTTAGTGAAAATGAGTTAGCTCAAATTTTTAGAGAAGCTTTTGGCAGAAATGGATCTCAATCTGGAACTCAAAATATTAGCAATGTGGTGAACAATTATTACAGCCTGACGATGCCGACCTCAAATCGACCTGAAGAGGTTATGACTGCTTTTGAATTACTTAAAGGTTATGGTGAAGCATTATGACAATATCCAAAGAGGAATTTTCAATTATCGTTCCTGAATATGGGATGAATAAAATTACTAATCCTGTGCCTTATCAATCCACAACGGGTTTTAATTACACCAATGGCACAATGAGCATCGACTCTACATACACCCGCCGTGGTCCTGCTTGCTTAAAGATGGTGCCGACGAGCGGTCAGAATAGCACGATTTACTTTTCGCCATTATCAGTAACTTCTGGGCAGCCATATACGTTTAGTGTGGATATAAAAGGCTATGCAGGGCAAGCGATGCGCATAATGATACAAAATGGATCTGGCACAATGCAGGCACAAAAAACATTTACAGCAACAGGCAATTGGCAGCGGGTATCTGTAACACTCACAAGCGCAGGAGCTACAGCTACAAACTGGCGCGCGGTAGTTCAGCGCGATTCTGTTGCCAGCACTCAGCCTTTCTGGGCGGATGGTTGGCAATTCGAGAACAAGGCTTATGCCACTACTTTTATTTACGGAGATGAAAAAGGTTTAGGATATATAGATAGAGAGTATTATTGGGCAGGATCGCCATTTGCTTCAGCTTCAGTTCGCTCTGCCAATACCCGCCATGGTGGTAAGCTGGTCAAAATCAACGATTATGCCATAATCAATAAAGTTATCGGTCTTGGTATGGGAAAATTTGAAAGTCATGTAAGTGAACTTGCGATGGGCGGTTCGGTTTTACAATCAACAATTCGCCAGCCAAGACCTTTCAGCTTTCTGCTCACATTCAAAGGCAATAGCCAAGATGCAATTTATGCTAATCGGCAAGTGATTATTGATGCAATTCGCCCTGACCGTGATAATCAACCGCTTATATTACACTATCAGGGATTTGATTCTTCGGGCAATGAGGTTACTCAACCGATAGACATCATTTGCAAAGCAGAAGTTTCTCTGCAAGATACGCCCAATTTGCCAACCCGCCATACTGATTTGCTCAGTTTTACTGCTCTGGATACAACGCTGGATGGAGCGTATTATGAGGGGTCATATTTACTTTATAGCGAAGAGTTGAATACGAATTACATCGTACGTCAAAAGCCGAACGGCGAATGGGATACGATGGGCACGGGATTACAAGGTGGGTATGCTGTTGTGTTCGCTGAGGCGCCCAACGGGGATATGTATATCGGGGGCTCCTTTACATCTGCCGGCGGTGTTGCCAATACTTCGAAGTTAGCTCGGTGGTCGAAATCAGCCCAATCTTGGCAAAGTGTGTTAAGCATTCCGCCCAATAACGATGTTATGGCATTAAAATTCGATTCGAATGGCGATTTATATGTTGGGGGAATGTTCACTTCTATTGGCGGTAATTCAAATGCGAAATATTTGGCTAAAATTACTGATTTATCGGGCACTCCATTTATCTTTGAATTCGGTGCGACCGTTGATGATTATGTTTATGCCATTGAAATTGATTTTAATGGCATAGTTTACGTCGGAGGGAGGTTTAAATCCATCGGTGGAATTTCTGTTGGCGGAGCAGCTTACTATGATACAAGCTGGCATACAATCCCATTTCCAATCAGCGCCACAATATGTGCCATAAAGACTAATTATCAAGGTAGTAAGGTTGTCTTTGGTGGCAGTATTGGCGGAATTACATCACTAAATGTTGTGGCTTGGGATGGAACTTCACTAATTCCATTGGGCACAGGGCTGAATAATATTGTACGCGATTTGATGTCTTACTATGGCGGCAATTTGATTGCAGTCGGGCAATTTACTAATGTAGGTGGCTCAAAAAATAAATACATTGCACATTTTAATGGGAGTACTTGGGATAGTTTGCCATTTGGTTCGCCTGATAATGCAGTTTACAGCATTACTAAAAGAGTAAGTTATAGGAAAAACCTAAATTATTTTTACATTTGTGGGGCTTTCACAAGCGTTGGAAATATTAATTTATCGGATAGGGTAGCTGGATTTGACCAGAGCAGCTGGAAAACAATCGGGATTGACCTTCCGGGGACGGGAATTATCTACTGTGTTTATGCGTCTTCCGATGGTTCTTTATACATATCTGGCGATTTCTCTGGAACGACAATGGTTGATGGTATAACAATAGATAATGTCATAAATGGAAGTTCAGCTGCAAGCGCATATCCTATAATTCAGATAAAAGGTCCCGGAACATTATTATCTATTGAGAATAAGACGACTGGTAAGAAAATTGATTTTAACAATTTAACATTACAACCTAACGAATACATTAATTTATGGCTTGACCCACATAATTTGAAGTTCGAGTCAAGTTGGGAAGACAGGGAATGTGTGCTTGATTATATTACTGCAGGCTCAGATATCTCTGATTTCAATTTAGCGCCCGGAATAAATAATATTTCTGTTTATATGCCAACAGGAACAACTTCTGCTACTAATGCTTGGATCCGATGGAAGCCCAAATTCTGGTCGTTAGATGGAGCTGTATTATGAGCTATTGGTTAGATAGATACGACCAAAGAGATGGTAATCGGCTTGGCATTATCGAAAACTTTAAGAGTTTACGCTTTGTTAGGTCAGAAAATTCTGTTGGTGCATTAGAAGTCTTGTTGCCATTAGAATATTACAATCCGAATGATTGGTGGAAAAATCAGATAATCGAAGTTTGGAGAAACACTCCACAAGGCAATTCGTTGCAAGGTGAAACAGCATATTTCTTGAGAGATTGGACAATTGAACGCACAAAAGACTATGAGCAATTGGTAAAGTTATATGCTTATGATGCAAATTGGCTGCTCTCAACGCGTATTGTGGCTTATGCAGCAGGCAGTCCGCAAGCCGATAAAACCGATGAAGCCGATGATATGATGAAGGCTATCATACGCGAGAATTTCGGGTCTTTAGCCGATACAGAGCGTCAACTTGCATCTTTATCTATTGCCCCCGATTATTCACAGTTGCCTTCGATAAGCAAATCGTTCTCAAGACGGAATGTATTTAATGTGTTGCGGGATATATCTGATACTGTAAAAGAAAGCGGGGTATATAATGTTTTCGATATTATCAGAACAGAACCCTGCAATTTTGAATTCAGAACGTATAAAGATTGCCGCGGAATTGACCACTCCAGAGATTCAGGCTCACCGCGATTTGTAGGCGAAAAATATGGCAATTTGGCGAAGCCAAAATTAGAATATCAAAGTTCTGACGAAGCTACGTTTGTTTATGCTGGCGGGCAAGGTGAAGAAGAAGACCGTATCATAAAGACTGCCCAAGATGATCTGCGTATTGGAAATGGGTATCCTTATAATTTCATTGAAAAATGGGTAGATGCACGGCATTTAGAATCAGAAGCATCCGTGCAAGCCGAAGCCGATGCTGAATTAGCAGCCAGCCGACCACGTCAATTTTTGAGCGGAAATTTGATTGATATGCCAGCTATGCGCTACGGCGTGGATTTTGGATTTGGGGATATTGTAACCGCAGAAGCATTCGGACAAACAATGGATTTGCATGTTTCAACTGTTGACATCTCTGTGGATCCTGATAATGGCGAGAAAATTAGCATTCTGTTGAAAGGTGAGGAATATGTCCAATGAGAATGAGCAGCGCTTTCTGTTGCGCGAAATTGAGAATTTGAAACAAAGATTAGAACGTCTGGAAGTGCAGGAAAAGGGGAGATTTATCATCACACCATCTACAGTTACTGACAATGAAATTCCTCGTTTTGATGGAACTGATGGCAAAAAGTTACAAAACAGTGGAATGATAGTAGACGACTCTGGCAATGTCAGCACTGCTGCTGGAAATCAATCTGCATGTCCGACTTCCACAACGGATACTGGCATTATTGTGGCAGATGGCACAAATGGCAAGAAAATCAAAAGCACGCCTGCAAAAGTAGATGCATCGGGCAATATGGAACTGCCAAGCGCCGCAAGTTTGAAGTTGAAATCCTACAATGTAGGCGAATGGGCAAGCTGGACACCTACTTTAACGGGCTGGAGCGGAACCTATGCAGTTGTAGCCAGATATTCTGTGGTTGGTAAAATCTGCTTCTGGATGCTATATATCAACGGAATAAGCAATGCCACAACTGCAAGTGCTACGCTACCGTTTACATCTAAAAATGTTACTAATGCTTATTGGGGCAGTGCGAACAATTATGCGGTTAATGCTGGCACTGCGATTTCAGCTGCTTCAAGGTGGAATATTTCAGCAAATAGTAATGTTGTGAGTTTTTATAGTAATATGGCAGCTGGTGCTTGGACAAATTCTGGAGATAAAAGAATTTATTCAAACGGCTGGTTCGAAATAGCTTAGTAATAGGAGTAAAATAGTTTTGGAGGTAGATATGGATTTTAGTAATGCAATTGTAGCAGGGCTTCCATTGGTTTTGATTGTATTGGGGCTGGTGGAATGGTTCAAGCAACTCGGATTGCAAGGCAATGCAGTGCGGGTTGTGTCATTAGCAATAGGGCTGGTCTTTGGGATTGCCTATCAGTATAGCGTCTCGCCGCCCGTTGGTTTTAGTGGATGGTTCGCAGCTGTGGCTTATGGACTTGGTCTGGGTCTGGTAGCCTCTGGAATTTATGATGCTGCGTCCGACATACATAGTAAGGTAGGTTAATTATGGGCAGCTCCACGACGCAGGGCGTTACCAATACGGCGCTTCAGACACAGCTGGCTGGCATTGCCGTGCGTCTGGAGCGCATCGAAAAAGACATTGGAGAAATCAAGGACACATTAATGAGCAATGATAATCGGGTCAGGTCAATTGAACAAGGGCAAGCTGGAGTGCATCCAGTTATTGACTCACGGCTGGATGCATTAGAAAAGCGCACCACACAGCACGGTGCACAGATTGACGAGTTGACTAAAAATATGGAGAGCCTGAGGCAAACTGTGAAAACAGTTACTTGGGTTTGTGGAATTGCAGGTGCAGCTATTCTGACTTGGCTCATTGCTCAGATTTTAGCTTTGATTTAGAGGCAGAGGTGAACGAGCAATACCCCTTCGGCATAGATATCAGCGAATATCAGTGCTATTCTGACGGCTCAAAGAAAATCAATTTCGATTGTCTTAAATCTCACGAGCCCAAGATTCACTTTATTGCTGCCAGAGCAACTGTTTCTTATGCTTACAAAGATAAAAGGTTTGACTGGTATTGGCAGGAGATGAGCCGTATCGGCGTGCATAAGATTGCTTACCATTTCGCTTATCCTTCGGTTGATTATAAAAGGCAAGCTAACTGGTTTTTAGCTACTGTTAATCCAAAAGCCGATGAGCGTTTAGCCATTGATTTAGAGAATTATCAGGGCGTTGGTAAGGTCAAGCTGACTGATTTTGCTAACGCCTTTATCATTTATTTGCAAGAATGCACTGGCAGAAAACCTATCCTTTACAGTCGAAAGCAATGGTTAGAGGATTATTTATATCCTGATAAGCTCGTGCCCGTTGATTTGTGGTTAGCGCAATATGCTAATGTGCAGGGTGCTTATGCACCAGAAAAAGCTTGCCCGCCTGATTTGCCCATAGGACATTCAACTTGGCTCATTCACCAGACAGGCGGTTATTGTCAGCCTTTTTGCAACGCTGCTTCGAAGGCGTTGGATTATGACCGCTGGAATGGGACTGAAGCCGATTTAGATGCTTATTTTGGGCAGCAGGAGCAGCCTGAGCCTGAACCGCCTGAACCCGAACCCCCAGTCCAAGAGTTCCCAAAAGAGGGCATTGTAATCGCTTCGCCATCTGTGAATATTCGCAGTGAACCCAGCATTCAAAGTGCCGATTTGGGAGACTTTACCAAGAACGCCAAGCTCAAGATAATTGGAGAGCAGGGCGACTTCTGGCAGGTATCAGCT